GCTTTCTTTTCTGTGGTTGCCATGGACTGCGTAAAGTAGTGGACTGCCATTGCAAGGGCATCTAGGCGGTCATCATGCTTGATCGAGTTCTTTTCCTTTGTTATACGGGTCAACTGCCAGAAAAGCTGGTATTGCGATCTAGTTTCACCTGGATAGCATTCCGTGGATCTCAGATCTTCTGCGATTATGTCAGTGTCAATCATGAGCCTGTGTTGGTTCATGACCGGCTCAAGGGTGTTAATAATCCTGACTTCTTTCTGTTTGTTGTGTCGGACCTCTTCGATGGAGCAGGGATAGATGGTGCCCAAATAGCGCTTCAGAAGTTCGCTGAACATACCGAGGCCAAGGTTGCTTTCAACGATTATTTGTTTGACCTCATACTCTTTGGCGAGAAGAGCGAGCTTTTTAAGGTTCGGCTCGCTGTAACCGCCTCTAAGGCCCCCAGAAGCAAGGAGAAACAGATTGCCGTTAAGGTAGGCCACTACGGCGTACCCAAGCTCGTCAGAGCCCCTTCCAGAGGGGTCTACGGCCATAACTACACCCGTATAGTCAAGAAACTCCGAACCAATTTGAGCAGGCTTGTAAAACAGATCACCATGCAGCCCAACGGACGGTAGATCCAGTGCTTTATCACCGTTAGCCAGCCAAACCACTTTGTCAGGGCCTTGCTTACGGTTTAAACGAAACACACAAAGGTCACGCAGCTTGAGTGGGTATTTCTCCTCATCACTCAGGCTGATGTCCAGCAGAAACTGCAGGTTAAACGTTGATTTACCGATTGATTGCTGTCGAGCCTCCAGCTCTTCCCAACCAAAACGTCCGGGGTCTACAGGGTGACCAGCCAAGCTTTTATCATCAGCAAGGTCTGTACAAAGCTTTGGAGCTAGTCGATCACCGTAGTAGTTTTTGTGCTTCTTAGCTGTGGGATACAGAGCAGGCCAGATGCGGCATTTGTAGCCAGCAAGCTCTAGCTTTGCGTAAATCGAATCTTGCGTGTGTGGAGTACCGAGAAACACGATCTCACCACCAGGCTTGATCACCGAGTCAAACTCTTTGATTGATTCCCGTAGTTTGTCTCGAATCAGCTGCGTTTCGCATGACTGCGGGGTCTCTACGTCATCAGCAACAATTAGATCTGCACGAGAACCAGTGATCTGGCCAAAGATGCCGCTAGAGCGCACTGACGGGCTCTGGTCAGGCTTTGCTCCGTAGACATCAAACGCAACCTTTGAGAAGCGTTGGGTATCGCTAGGAAACAAGTCTTTGACCATAAACCAGTTACGCAGCAAGTCGTGGCAAAACACTGAGAAAGCGTCTGCACGGTCTTGTGCTGCAGAGATCACCAACACCTTTGTGTCTGGGTCTCTACGCAGTCTCCACAGCACGTAACCAGCTGTTAGGAACGATTTACCGCAGCCACGGTACGCCATAATGATGCGGCGATCAGGACCGTGCTGCAGGTAGTCAGCTAGTTGATATTGGACTGGAGTAGGACTAGGAAGCCGCAGGTAGTGCCAGAGGTGTGTAGCAAAGACTGGAAAACTAGCTACAGCTTCCTTAATTATCTTTTCAGTCTGTAGGTTCTTTCTTGGCACGGCCTGCCCACTTAATTACGTGACTTAGGTTGTTTTGTAACACCAAAGTCATTTTGACGAACTCTAGCGCCAATTCCTGTAGCTCTTCTCTAGGGACATCAGGCAGCTCCCGCTTCATACGCTCTAGGCGCAGTTGCTGCTCCATTGATAACTCAAGGAGGGGGGCAGGAGGGACATCCATTTTGTAATCTTCCATTCTCTAGTTGCTGAATAACTTTCGTGATCTCTGTACCATAGCTGCCATTGTTGACTTCCTTTATCTTGGTTGCAACATTGACAAGCTGGCACAAGGTTGGTTGCAACATCTCCGCCACCTTTACAACGTGGTCTGATGTGATCAAGAGTCAGTGTTTTAGCCTGTACTCCGCAATATGCACATCTGTTTTGAAAGGCATCTTTGATTCCTTGTTTCCATAATTTAACTGCCTCTCGACGTTGTAAAGACTGGAGATTGGCCATAGCGCCATCGGGGGTCATATACACAAAACCCCCAGCAGGCGAGTAAATCACCATACCGGGGGCTTCATTTGATACATATAGGAAACAGGGTTCCTAAGCACCAATATAAGACCTAACTTTCTTCAAGTCCACATCTGGAAGTGCAGAAATCATCTCAGAAATAGCAGAGACATCACCACCGTTAAGAGCAGTAATACCTTGGTCTTTTAGAAACTTAATTGCGTTAGCCAGGTCAGATGCTTTTACATCTTCACGGTTAAGTTGATCAATTAGCTTCATTGCAACCAAACGGTGCAAGCTATACAGATCGTCCTCAGATGCAAGACCTTCGGATTTATTTAGAGATTTTTTTGGAGAAGCTGCCATAAAGTACCTTGAACGCTTTCAATCCCAATTGTACGAGACCGTTTTCTTTTAGTTTGGATGCACCGATCAATTCGGATACAACAAAAGCAAGTGACCAAAGAGCGGCCACAACAGTAGGGTCAGAGAAATCCATAGTTAAAAGATGCAAAGCTGTGCTCGTTCCCAATAATAAACACGATCGTCAATACCGTTTAGACCGCCGTTTAACCGCCGTGTAGCGGCGTAAACATCACCATTCCTACAAACGCTGAAGTAATCGTTATCTGTAATCCACTTGTAAGCACAGAGAAACGGATATTTATCAGCGGTATAGTCTGTGCCTATCTCCATAATTTTTGGATCTGGCGTACCACGCTTAGTCATCCAATCACTAAACGCCTGGTGATTTGCACGTCCAGTTAGCTGAATAGGGCCACAACCACGAAACTTAGGGCCGTCACCAGAATAAACATTCCCAAGATCATTTCGACCATTTAGGTACTCTCCAGAATCTATCTCCTTCATATAAACGAAACCGGCACTTTCGTGTGCCATCTGTGCTACAAGCATCTGCCTTGCAACCAAACTTTCACTAAAACCTGTGGCGTTAAACAACGCCTGCATATCATCTAGAAACCGATAATTAAATGCTTCCTCGTCGTGACCAGTTAGTTTGGCCAGCATTAGACCTGTGACTTGATGCTCCAGTCGAACAGGGGTTTGCTTAGGACCAGAACGCCAAAGGTCAGCAAATTTAGCCAGCACACCAGGCGATGTGTGGTCTTGCAGGAAATCTAGAGCGTCGTTTTGGTGTGGTTTTTCGTTGTAGTACTTCGCAACATCACGAAGAGAGATGTCGGCCATTGAGCAAGATCCGATCGAGTTTTTCATCAATGCGCTGGACCTGTTGTTCCAGCTTGTTCATCATAGGAACCAGCTCATCTTTCCTCACAAAATCTTTGTGAAGCGTGGTTTCTATGCCGTCTACACGGGTATCCATCGAATCGAACCGCTTACTAATGTAAGCAAAAGCTCCGCCACCTATACCACTGACGCCAAGGAATAGAGATAGGACGAAGGACGGGTCCATTAGGCTTTAAAACCTTTTTTCATTGCGTAAGCCAGACGTTTAAAGGGAACGTCAATAGAACCAGGACGCAGAGAACCTTTAGGAACCACTCGTGCTGGGTTGGTGTTTGCGGGGCCTGATTGCGGGCTACCCTTGGATTTACCACCTTTGATTTCGTAACTAGGCATTGTTTTGTTTTACTTTTTAGGGACACAATTGGGTACAGGCTTACCGCCTTTCTTTTTCATACCAACCATTTCATAACCCTTCCAACACGGGCCTTTTTTACCTTTTTTAGCCATTTTTAGTTTTGTACCCTTTCTTCATACTACAGTTACTACATTTTTTAGATCCAGATTTTTTAGGTTTCTTTGACCCAGTTTTTCCGTAATATCCAGGCATGGTAATTAAGTCAAAAGGTTGAGACAAGTTTTAGACGTATGTAACTTAAATTTTTCATGAATCCGTAATCTGTCTCGATGATTTTCTGGTCGAGCAAAAAACGGATCCGCATACAAAACGTCTACAGCTTCATTATATTGCTTGCAAGTCATCTCCCAATCTGTGTGATTGTTAATAAAAAGAAGACTAGCAAGCAATACTAATTTCATTGGTCTAACTCGGGCCAAGGAGTAAGGTACGGTTTAGGATTGACAACCATAGTGTCAGTATCTTGATCATAAACCTGTGTAGGAGCCTTCATAAGGGCTTCTAGCTCTTCAGTAGTAGTTACAGAGGTAATCTCTACTTCACGAGCGTTACAGACGGTTCTAACGGCTGCTCGGTAAGTGCTGACATCAGCAGGGACATCAACACCAGTTTCAGCTTTACGAGTAACGTACCAATCGGTGTTAGAAAGCATTTGACCGGCAACGGTCTTTTGCTCTTTTGCAAAGTTGGTCTTCAGTCCTGTGTACTCATTGCCATCGTCATCGATGCCATCAGCAACAGGGCGCGGATTGCCTGCGCTGTAGTAATACCGAGAATCAAACGGTGCAGGGTCAGGTTTGTAAGTAATACCAACTCGCGCTTTGTCTTCATTAGAAGAAAGTTTGAGCCAGTTAGACGGGTATTGAGTCCCGTTCTTGTCAGTAAAAGATCGTCCTTGCCGCAGTTTGCGGCCATCAAGCATGTAAGGCATGGTGATTAACGTGCGGTTGCGGGTGGAGCGTTTTCGCCCCCGAAAGGTGATTCAGCCCAAGCGGCATAAA